CCACCGCCCGCCTGTCAGCCCACTCCGTCGCCAGCAACTCGAGCCGGAACATCGGCAGAGGAAGCGTCAGCAGCAGCATCGTGAAGATGAACCACGACGGTGCCTCCTTAGCGACCATCTGCTCAGGCGACGGGGACACGACAATTGCTACGGCGTACGCGACGACCATGCCGACGAGGACGCTCTTACCGGCGAGCTCAACAGCCCACAGGCGGGGGTAGGCGACCCCGGCGAAGCAAACCAACGCGACCGCGGCGAATAGGCCCGCGACGAGATCCGTCCAGTCGCCGTACAAACGGTCCAGCAGTCGCGACCCGTACACAACACCCGCGACGCCCGCAAGGAACGCCAGCACGTCATAAACGGGCAACCACACCCGTTTCAGCGACCGGTACTTCTGCTCACGGACGGGAATCGCGTCACGATGCCAGATGCTCGCGCGCCACATGGCGGTGAGCAAACCCGTCATTTCTGATCGGTGATGTCGCGGTAACCAGCAATCGTGTACGGCGCCTGGTCACCCCCCAGAGTGGGGATGCCCTGATCGTTAAGCCACTGAATGTACGCGGCCACCTCAGCCTCATTCGAGAGGCCGGTGTACGCGTTGCGCTTCGTCCCAGCGCCGTGGTCAAGCACCCATGCAGTACGGACACCGTCTGCCCCTGCAACCCACGCGACGACAACACCGCGGCGGTCGTGCAGGTGCTCCTCAAGCTCAGTGAACTTCGTGTTGATCAACTGCTCGATGTCGTCTTTCGCGCCCATCAGCTCGTCCTCCTCAGTAGGAATGGGGGTCGCGCCGGTTGACGCGGGTGCGCCAGAGCGCGGGTTCATGTCGATGACGTGCCACGGCTCGTCGGGGTAACCGCGGCGGGGCTCGATCATCCCGGGAGTTAGTCCGACCGCACGGCAGTCGGCGTAGAACGCAGCGCGGTCACCGCCGTACACGTACGACCAGTTCGAGAAATCAACGGCGAGGGTCTCGCGGCCCTCCCAGAACCCGCCGTGCGACGACGTGCCCGGAGTTGCGGCGCCAATACCCCACGCCTTTTGCGCGATAACCTGCGCCCAGTAAGGGCGATATGTCGTCCACCCGGATCCCGGTGACAACTCACGACCACGCTCTCTCTGAGCCTTGGCAATCAGAGAACGCACCCTCGCGAGGGTCCCCGGCGTGAGCGACCAGTACCAATCTTTGTCCGTGTCGTTGTAACCGGTCGGACCGAACCGGGTGAGGTCTACATCAGGAATGTAACCGTTACGCCACGCCATCAGAACAGTCCCACCTCGAAATAGAACTCGACAGGGCTATTCACCACAGCATCCCCGTTATTCACCACAAGAAACTGCACCTGCGTCGAACTACGAGCCGTCTCAAGAATCTTTCGCGTACGCCACGCCGAAACGGGCGCACCACTCTCGAGATACCCCTGCGCCCGGTCAATCGGGTACGCATAGTCCGGCGTCACACCAAGACCATGATTAATGGTCACCGTCCCAGTAGCAGACGTAGCCCCCACATACACACCACGGACAGGCTCCGCACGCCGCCACCCACCCGAAGCATTCACACGCTTCTTCACCTTGAGAGTCGTATCGAACCCCTCAAGGCCCTCACGCTTGTACTCATACCCATCCAGGTACGCCGTCGTCCCGACAACATAGTTACCCACCTCAGCCGCATAATCAGCAGCCTCCTGCGGGTCCTGCTTGATATCCGGCGCATCCGAGTCCCGGAACAACGGCTTCCCAGTGACAGGATCCTTACCGTACGAAGTCATATCGCTTCCTTTCAGTGAGTGCCGGCGAACCGCAGCGCACCAGACCACGAGTCGAATCGGACCGCTTGCCACCGGTTGTACCCACCACCGGGCGCAGTCACACCAATGCCGCCGTCGTTATCGCGCAGCCAGTTGCCCCACCACGACGGCAGTTCCACCCACCCCGACCGGGTCGGCAACGGTGTCGTGTCGTGAATACCCGGACTACCGCCAGGGATCGTCGCGTGATTGTGCAGACCGATCGCCGCGTTGCCAAGCTGCTGCTGCAGAATCAAGTTGATCTCGATGCGGGTCACTTCCGCGCCGCGCAGCGCATCCCGACACCTGGACTCATACGTCCAAATCCCGTCATTACTGTTCGACGCCCACGGTTCCGCACCCCACCAAGAGGACTGAAACCGACCCGAATCCGCCGCCCGCACAACAAGGTCGGAGAACGGCTCCGGCGCGGGCGCCGCCTCAGGTGGCGCAGTGGGCTGATCCTGACCCGTAATCGCGCCCTCAATGATCCCCGTCTGCCAATTCACGGTCACCATGTCCCCCAGCGCGGGCGTGTAACCCGACCGGATGAACAGGACGTAATCCGTCCCATCGACAGTTACCGTCGCTCGAGGTGTGCCCGTCCCGGTGATCACACCAACAGGGTTCAACGCCCGCGCAGGACCAGTAACAGCGGGCACACCATCACGCCACTCAAGTTGCACGGTCATGCCCGCCACGGGTGGAACCCAACCCACGTTCGGCACGCTGATCGTCGACGCACCCACATTGACGACGGCGTACGCACCATCCATGCGCGCGAACACCGCCGTCTCCGACCGGATCGAAGGGATCGACGCCGCAATACGTGCCAGCTGCTCCCCCAGCATCAGAGATCCCGCTTCACAGACAACGTGACGTTCATCAACGCCGAATCACCAATCGAGAACTTCACCACCCGCCCCACCAGCGGACGAGTCCACCCCTCCAACGCCACCACATCACCGAGCTCAAACAACGGGTTGATATGGCACTGAATAGGCACGTCATACACCTGCCCACCCGTCGACAACGACAAAATCGCCGCCACCGCCGAATCAGCCTGCGTCTGCGTCTTCACAAACGGCGACGAGTAATACCGCGTCGTCTCCCGATACAACGAATCCGGGCGAAGATCACCCGCCTGCACCTCCGCAACCGCATCAATACGGTTCCGGTCATCATCCTCAAACTGCCCAACGACGACGTTGTACACCGCGTCCGTGTCGATCTCGTTCCCAACATCGAGAACCGTCCCACGCTCACCCAACCGGAGAGTCGCAACCGGGTCACCCTGCTCATCAGGGACCATCACCCACGCGCCAACACTGTCCACAACAGCCGTCGCACCCAACTGATCCGCAAGCTGCTGCACAGCCTCCAAACGGCCACCCTGCTTCGGCTCCCACGTCGGGTTACCCGTGATCGGCTTATCCGGCACCGTCTCCGTAACCGGCATCCCAGTGATCCGCCGCAACTCCGCGTAACACGAGTCCTTCTGCGGAGGCTGCTCAGGCAACCGGAAACCCCGCCGCCTAACGTCCTCAGCCAACGACTCGAACCCGATCTTCACCTGCGACGTGAGGACCCGCTCCACACCATCCACCATCGCCGTCGTATCCGACGACGTCGGAACAGACGTCACCCGGAACAACCCCAGGCTCACCCGCTCCCGGAAAGCCCCAGCAGTGATCTCCATCACCAACTCAACCCGCGCCCGGAACGGCGACAAAACGCCCTTCGTGCCCACAGGTGACATCGACTCACCCGACACAGACGGGTAAATCACCGTCCCCGAACCGGACACCCCAACCGCGGAACCAAGGTCGCCATCCAACGTCCACGACTGGAACGCCAAACCCTCCGCAACCCGATCCGTCCCGTGAAACACGTTCACCAACACGCGGCGAGTGAAAGTCCCCGTGAGGACATCGAGCAGTTCCTGACTGTGCTGACGCATCAGCCCTCCGATCTACTCAGATGCGGCGCCTGCGAGGTCGTAGCGCCGATTGACGTCGATCGAGCGCGCATGACCCGCATTCACCGCCGCAGCAGTCACGAAACTCACGTTGATATCCGCCGCCGTCAACAACGGAACAAACAACCCAGGAACAGGCGGATCAACCTCATCGCCCTGCATGCGCTGAATCGTGGTCGAACCACCCCAACGCACATCCACACCCTCCTCAGCGATATCCAGGACACCGAGGAACAAGGGTTGCGGGACACGCAAACGGGCATCATCTTTACCAAGGCGGATACACACCACCGGCGTCAGGTCACGGGCCGCATCACCAATCAGCGCCTGCACCCGATCAGCCGTCTCAATATCAGACGCGATCACGTCGAACGTCAGACCCGTGACACCCTGCCGCGGCTCAGCCAGCACCACACCAACCCGACGCCCCAACGGACGCGACACCGAACCCGGTACAGGGCGGGACAGCTTTTCCCCCGTCGTGGGATACAGCTCAACCTTCACCGCACCCTGCGGGTACAGCGGATTATGCAGCCACGTATCCGCAGAGATCACACCAGAACCCGCGACGAACTCATTCGGTGCGAGAGCTTCCGAAGGCGCTAGTACCTCCGAAGGCGCCAGACCCGAGATGACATCACCCAAAGAACCCACCGCAGTAGACCCCAGGGAAACACCGTCACCATCGAACATCTCAGCCCGATACGACAACACCGTATTAAACGGCGCCTCAAAATCAACCCGCGTCAACGCGCCAGCCGTCGCCACCCGCACCGCCCCACGAACAACCCTCTCAAGCCCATTCGCGGAGCGGTACACAGTGACCGTCACAGTCCCCGGCAGGAACTCATCGAAGAACACCTCAACACGGGGAGCAGGATCCGCATCCACATACGCAGTAAGAAGGGGTGCCGGTGCCATCAGCGCCTCACCATCCCTCTCGCCGCCGTACGCGCATCCGCCTCCTGAGCGGCCACAATCCGACCATCAATCACGCCGACGAGACCACCACCCAGGTCAAGCGACCCAGTGATCTGCGCACCCACAATCGACGGGGCAGCCGAAGCGTTCTGCGCCCCCAAGAGTTGCCCGGTCTTCTGCCAGATTGCGATGTTTTCAGCGCGCTTATCCGGCTTCGGGGAGATGTACGTCTCCCACGGCAGTGTCTTCTCGGCGAACTTGTGGATCTCCGCCCCACCCGGGTAAATACCCGATGGGAACCCACCGTTGGCGAAAGCCGTAACCTTTGCGTAGTCGTAGAAACCGCCCGCTTCGTTACCGGCAACGAGACCGCCGCCGCCACCCGCACCGGTCGCAACCCGAATGCGGTTGTCCCCAGTGATGTTACGAAGCGTCGCCTGAATATCAGTCAGATATCGATACGCCTCCGCGGCGCCCATCATCTGAATCGTGATCGTCTTCCCCGGAGGGATCGCGTTCACGGCGTTCGAAACATCAGCGAGACCCTGCACAACTTGACTAGCAGAACCCAAGTTCTGATCCGCCCAGCGGACAGCCTCATCCCGGCTACCAGTCATCGCGGCGATCTGATCAATGATCGCGTCGCGACCCCTCTGCCACTCGTTGCGCGCATCCTCAAAGGTTCCACCGTTGTCGATGATTGCCTGCGCTGCGTTGCGGTGCGACTGCTCAACTTCACGGATCGAGTCGCGAAACTTGAGGGATGAATCGTTCGTCCCGTCGATTGCGACGCCATCTGCTTTAGCCGCCTCGGCCATGTCGTTCAAGGCACCCTGGGCGTTATCGACTGCTTCGCTCATGTCCATCGCGGTTTTGCCGATGCCCTCGAGAGCACCCTTCATGTCCTCAAGGTTGTTGTTTGCGATCTCGGCCGCATCAGACAGACCTGCCGTCGAACCGGCCGCGGACTCCGTGGCGTCACCAGCCTCGCCGAGAGCGGCCTTGAGTAGCCATGTGTCGTCAGCCGTCACACCGGCAGCCGTTGCCTGCTGCAACAGCATGTCCCGGTATGCCGGCATCTCCTTGAGCAACTGGATCGACTGCGCATCGGTCAACTTGTACTCGCTGCGCAGATCTTTGAACGCGGACTTCGCTTTCGGCATGTCCGATGTTGCAACCTTAGCCAGCGCGTCGCCGTACTGCTTAATGGAATCGAGAGCGCCCTGCTCGCCGAAGCCGAGGTTGAACCACGCCTCCGAGAAAATGCCCCGCCCGGAGACCTTCGATGCCTTCTCGAGCAGAGCCGGTAGGTCGCGAATCTGGTCCGCGTAGTTGCCGAATAGGTTGGTCTCAACGCCACCCCGCTTGAACGCATCCTGGAACGCGGTCGCAGCCTTTGCGGTACCCGCGATACGGTTCTGCAACTCGGCCTGGACCGGCTGGCCGTCTTCAATCACTTTGTTGAACGCCAGGGTCGCAGCGGTTGCCACCGCCAGCGCGGCGCCCCACGGTCCACCCAAGAAGCCCACAAGACCCCGCAGTCCGCCCGCCACCTTGCCCCGGCTCAGATCAAGCGTGTCGAGTGCCTTACGGAACTCAGCAATTTGGGGAATCAGCAGAAGAATGCCACCGACGAGGAGCGCCGCACCACCGACCATCGCTGCCAGACCGAGCGCAGACTGTTGAGCCCAATCAGGCAGATTGTTGAAGTTCTCAACCATGCCCTCAAGGCTCTGCACTAGTAAACGGAGCGGCCCGTTGGCGCCCTCACCCATAGTGATGAAGGCCGTCTCAAGCGCTCCCTGCAACTTCTCCCAGTCACCCACGAGATTGTCCAGCTTCGTAGCGGCAGTCTCCGCGGCGTAACCCTGGTCGTCGACCGCGGCGGTCCACTTCTGGATACCGTCTTTGCCCTCGTTCAGGAGAACGTTCGCGCCACGAATAGCGTCCTGACCGAAGATCATGGCCAGGGTCGTGTTCTTCTGCTCCTCAGTGAGACCCGCCATGGCGGTCTGCAACTGGCCGGCGAAACCTGCCATGCCAACGAACTTGCCCGACGCGTCGTAGGCGTTGATACCGAGTTCGCCCATGAGGGTAGTGACTTCATCGGTCGGGTTAGCGAGGCGCAGGAGCATGGTGCGGAACGACGTGCCCGCATCCGAACCGATCAGTCCGGCCTGCGCGAAAGCCGCCAGGGTACCCGTCGTCTCCTCAACCGAGAGCCCAAACTGAGACGCCACAAGACCCGACTGCCCGAGAGCAGCGGACATGTCCGACACATCACCCATGGCCTTACCGGCGCCAGCGGCAAGAAGGTCGGCGACGTGCGATGCGTCCTTGCCCTCAAGCCCGAACTGCTGCAACGTCGTAGCCGCGATGCCAGCCGCATCCGCGACACCGAGACCACCGGCAGCAGCCAGACTCAGCGCACCATTCAGCCCACCACCAAGAATGTCCTTCGCAGAAACGCCCGCCTTAGCCATCTCTTCAATGGCATTGGCTGCCTCCGTCGCGGAGAACACCGTAGACTGCCCAGCCTCAATAGCAGCTTCACGGAGCTCGCCCAGATTTTTCCGAGCATCATCACCCGTAGCCGCGACCGCCGACATGGCGTGATCGAACTGAGCGAACGAGTTGATCGCTACCCCGACACCAGCCGCAAGAGCAGCCCCCATGCCAACCGCTGCGCCGCCCAGAAGGTTCAGCGAATCCCGCACCTGGGACAGCTTCTCCGCCTCGGTACCCACCGAACGCGTGGAGGCAGCAGCCTCCTTCATGTTCGCCTGATACTCGGCGATACGGGCACGGAGAGTGACGGATACGACCCGTTCAGTCATAGAAACCTCCGGGTCAAATCGGTATGCTTAACCGCATGAAACGGTTCGCGTTCGTCGTATATGTGCTTTTCGGCGCGCTCGCGGCGATCGTCGGCGTAGCCGCCCTCGGTGCCCTGCTTTTCGGCCAGTGGGCGCTCGGAATCGGCGGCGCGGTAGCCGCCGGCATCCTCTGGGTCATGTCGCGCTCTGTGGGGAACCCGTATCAGGGGCGCGCTTAGTCACCTTCCACAGCAGGGCTTTCATGTTCGCGTCGGGGTAGGCCTTGGCGTATTGCTCCTGAGCTTCGAGCAACTTCTTCGCCGCAAAGTCGCTCGTCGGAAGCGGCACCTCCCAGTCGTACTGGTGAGCCGGGTCCGTTGCATCTTCGATCAAATGCCCGTGCTCACCCCGAGGCCGCTTTTCCGCAGCATGTGACGAGAACCAAGCAGCGCGGTCATCGTCGTTGAACTCGGGCTCACGCACAGTCACCCAACCGGTGATGTCACCGTTCTGGTCACGGATGACGGTGGTTACTTCTGCTGGTTCCCATCCTTGGAATCGGCGCGGCGAGATGCCCGATTGACGGGAGAGCTCGACTGCCGCGCCGCCCGAGCTTTTCCCAGCTCCGCGAGACGGTTGATCGCGTCCTGTACGTTCACCTGCCAGATGGCGAGAGCCAGAAGGTTCCGCCCCACGCCGTCCAAGACGTCGTAAAGATCTATCCAGGTGTCTTTATCAACAGCGTCAGTGCCGTCGATGATGACGTGCTCGAGCGGGTATGCCAGCGTCACTGCCCGTTCGTTGTACCCGATGTTCACATCCGACAACACATCATCGCGGGGCGGATTGGCGGCCACAATAGCCTGCCACTCGTCACCTCGCAGCTTCTCAAACGTGACATCCACACCCGACTTGTCCCCGAGCGGGATTGTCTTCGTAACGTTAGGCCGCGGTCCCTCAGCCTTCGCGCGTTCCTGCGCGATGAGCTTCTTCAAATCCATGTTCTCCACCTGTCCCACCTGAAAGAGAACCTGCCGGGCGAGCAGGTGGTACCCGCCCGGCAGGAGTCAATTACGCGACCGCAACGTCGCGCTGGACAACGCCAGTCACGAACAACTTCTGCATGCGCTGAAGCAGCGTGTTCGCAGTCGGGGCAACTTTGCGCTGCACACCAGCCCGAATCGGGATCACGTCAACCTTCTGCCCCGCAGCCACCGCGGTCTCATTCGGAACACCAAGACGGTGCACGATGAAACCAGTGACGCCCTCGGTCAGAGCCGTCTGAGCAGGAGTGTCAGCCACGTACTGCACCTCGAGCGTGTCGGTGACAGTGCCGGGAAGCTCAAGCACCTGCTTGAGTGTGTAACGGCCGTCGTTGATCACATTCTCCGTGGTGGCGTGACGGAACCCGTCAGGAACCAGGGAGTACGTGAGCTGCTTCACGGTGCCAGCGTTGAGCTCGGCAGCGGTCGGCGCGTTCGTGTTTGCGATGGCCGGGACGAACAGCACAAGGCCGCGTCCGTCTGATGCCTGGCCAGCAGGCACGGCTTCGAGAGCCATAGTCCCTCCAAGGGGTTCATGCCCCCTAAGCAGGGGCTACTAGCACCGCCGAACTGACGGCACGTTCAACGACAAACGCCCCCACCAAGGGCAGGGACGTGCAGTCGGAAGACTTACTTGCTCGGCTTCTCCACGCACTTGACCGGGAGTGCTTCATCGGCTGTTCCTTTGCCGATTCGGGTGTACAGGTCCCGATTGGCAGCGAACTCATCAGCCGAGATTGAGAACTCATGTTGCGGGTCGGTCTTCACCGCAGACTTCACACGAACGAAAGGCATCATGCGCTCCTTGATTGAAAAGTGAACGTTGTGTCCAGGTAGAACAACCGGGCCGTCTTATCGAACTGGACACCCTGAATGTCGTTCGCCGTACGGTCCTCACGGATGGGGTCACACACACGCCCAGGGACCGTCAAAACCAGGCGTAGGAGGTACTTGAGTGCGGCATCCGCGAGCGTCATCACGCCCGCGTGCGACGTAGCCACAAACCGCACATCCACCTCGAAGAACCGGGTCGACTGGTACACCTGTGGCGCCGTATACCGCTCATCCTCAAACCGCGGGATACCGAACTTCACCACCACGTAGTTCTCACGCGGCGGCTCACCAGCATCAGTCGTGCGAGTGCCCTCGTACACCTTCCCCGCAAGCAGCGGAGGCGTGGACAAGGCGGCTTTGAACGCGTCGAACTCGGCCCGCACAGCGACTCCTTTCGGGCATGCAAAAGGCCCCAGGTGTTAGTCCTGGGGCCTCTCGACGCTTTAGGTCAGTGGTAGTCTTCGTTCTCTCCGCAGGTGGAGCAACCGCCGAGCCCATCAGGCGTCCACGTTCCGTCTCACCAACCCCCGGGGCATGGGCGGTATTTTTCTAACGGTCTGCGCTTATCTAGATGCTTCGTAAGTACGCCACCCGGGCGTACCTTTACCCATTGTCCGCACGCGCAGTATGCAGAGAACCAACCCAAGTCTGGTCGCTCCCACGGGCCGACTACGGCTACCATCCGCGTGACTTAGGCATCAGGATCAGCGCTTTCGGCTGGGCTGTCGTACGCCTTACGCCTTGCGCGGCGTAGCGTCGTGATCAGCAAACCAATCTCATCGGCGCTCACGTCTACGTGGAACGCATCAGAGGTTTCTTTCCACCCTTCTGGGTAAATACTCACCTGCACCCATGGCTCGATACCATTCACGCCGGGTGCATTGCCGTACCAGGACACGACGAGCTGGTTAGCGCCACCTTTGGGGTAGTTGATCTTTTCGTGAGGCATAACGCCTGCCTTCTCTCTTGCGCATAGCGCGCGTTTCATATGTTTTGAGATACGCTTCTTTACTCGGATGGCTCGTACCGATCCGTTTTCGGGGTATCCCCACGCCTTGCCTCCGCCGAAATCAGAGCGTCCAAGATGTGCTGAGCGTTCTCTCGGGATGCCCAGAGGATTACGCCACCCTCGCGCTCATCCACGATGCCGATAGCGCCGGCCCCGAAAGCAATGGCGGCAGCTTCCGCGCCCACGGTGAAAGTCCGGTAGCGGCAGGAAGGCGCTTCCACCCGCCCATCTATGATGTCTGCGGCACGCTTGAGCATGTCCGAGATGTCGCCTGCAACAGCGGCATCGGTCGCGAGGTACACGGCGGCTTTAGCGGCCTTGCGCATGCGCGCGACAAGTTCGGGTTCGGTAGACTGCATGGCAGCCCTCCAATCGGTTCAGTCGATCTGGCTGGGTTAGGCCCCAGGTTGAGTGTTAGCGCACTCCCTGGGGTCGCTCCAATTCTACAGCAATAGTCCGGTCTGCGGTCATATTTCCTCCGCAAGCGCATCGAACACGGCAATCTCCAAACCGCGCACGAAATCATCCTCATTCGCCCGCAAAGCATCCCTCGCCGCGTGCTGCGGGGCGGAGCGGACATTCCCACCGCCGTCCTCCACAAAACCAAACGACCCCGCACCACCGATCGTCGGGCCGACCTCCGCGACGATCTCACCAGCTGGGGTCTTGAGGTCGTAGTCGATATCCGCGGCATACCCGCCAAGACCAGACCGGTCAGCACCCTGCCGCCAGTCATCCTTGACATTGCGGGCAGTGACCTCGAGCGCCTTCTTGACAAACCTGTTCGCCTTATCCGGCACACGAGTCAAATCAGCGGCAAGCCGGTTCAACTCCGTAAAGTCATCAGCCACCGCACACCACCTAGCTCAGTTCAGTCACCGGATACCTATGCGCCGTGGACTGCCCCAGCGTGGGAGAGCCATCCACCTTGTAGACACGACCCACTAACGACGCGTCCGAAACAGACGCCGTAACCAGGACGTCCGTGCCCTCAGGCAGAACCACCGACCCATGAGGCAGCGACACCGTTACATCCTGAGTCGTCACCAACTGCGACGCGCCCTCAGCGTTCCGCACCGCGTTATCCGTGTACTTCACCCGCGCGATGCCGTCATACAACGGCTCACCAACCGGGACACGCGTCGGGTTCCCATTCTCCTCGTCGACGCCATCCGTGAAGTGACCGGCGGTCACCGTCTCGGTCATACGAGCGTCGGCGCGCTTCCTCCCCCGGCTCAGCATGCGACCACCGAGCATGACGCCTCCTAATACCAAGGGAACATGACGCCCGGCGTGTCAGTGGGAACCCATCCAGAGGGCTCCTCACGCGTCGCTCGAGTCGTCGAAACAGTGGACAGCCCACCCATGCCAGAAGACCTATAAGACGCAAGCTGGCGCCGTTCGGACGCGGTCAGGTAGGCCCCTGATTCCTCTACCTTCCAGCCTTCTTGCCAGTCGTCGACGCTCCCCTGCGTTTGAGCATTCCGGTTGTCGTAAACGCGGGATGCAGAGTAAAGCGTGACCATGCGGACCTCATCAGGGAGGTCGCTGACGAGGTCACCGTTCTCCTGCAACCACGTCCGCCCTGACTCCTTACGGACCAGGGCGGACGCAGCACGCAGACACAGGGCCGCCCGCTTCGCTTCCACAGAGTTGGCAGTGATCGGCTCACCGATCCAGTCCGACAACTCCTGGACTGTGGCAAGCGTTACGGGTTCAGCCACGGTTCCTCCTTAGTCGGCGAGAGCGACCGACACAGCGCGGTTCGCGTCCAGCGTCGCGGCACCGTAGAAGGTGTCGACGACCGACTGGTCTTCGAGCTGCAGCGGGTTGTAGTGCTGGATCCAGCGGAGCGCGAAACCGTCCTGCGCGACCGATGCCGAGAACGCGGCGCCGTCAGGCTGACGCGAGGGGCGGGTCACGTGGGCGAACGCGTCTCGGTGGTATCCGATGCCGAAGTCCGACGCGAGGGCCTGGTCAGCAACGATCGTGAAACCGAAGAGGCGGCCAATGGTGGCCTCACGGAGCACGTCCGACGAACCGGACTCGTTGACCTTCTGCAGGAGCTCGTCCTGCAGTGCTGCGGCCTCAAGGTCCGAACCGACCGCGAAAAAGCGGTTAGCGGCAGGGATCTTGCGGTCGTTGAGTACCTTGCGGGTCTTGATGAGCACCTCGCGGAAGTTCGAGCCGTCAGGCGCTACCACAGGGATCGACGCGTCCGTCGCAATGGCCGACATCTCTGCGATCAGCGGGGTAGCCAGTGCGTCAACGACGGACTCTGCCTGGGGACGAAGAACCTGGCGCGTCATATCCTCAAGAGTGAAAGTCGCAAAGTCGTCGGGGAGACGAACCGCGTTGTACACCTGGTCCTCAAGGGTGACGGGCACCCACGACTGCTCAATGTCATTGAACTGGATCGGGTTACGGGCGGTGCGGTTGGCCTTGGTGTAGACCTTCGCCGCGCCGGCCGAGATCGGGCCGAGCACGTTAACCGTCTGGCCTCGACCCGAGACGAACTCGTTCGAGAAGTCCTGACGGACGGTGCGGGGCAGGTTGGTGAGCCAACGCAGGGACGACAGCGTCGCCCGTGCAGCCTGCTCAGGCTGGAAGAGGGTGATTGCCACAGTGGGCCTCCTTCATGATGGGTGGGTGCACCACCGTGGCGGTGCGGTCAGTTGGAGAAGACGCGTTCGACGATCTTGTCGATGTCGACTTCTGCCGGCTTGGTGGGATCGGACGGGTTGCGCAGTTGCTCACGCGGCTGCTGCGTCGGGGGCTTCTTGCTCCCACCGAACAGCTCCATAAGCTCCTCCGCGTCCTGGAGGATCTCTTCCTCCGTGGTGCCGCTGAGTCGCTTCACGAGCGCTTCAGGCAGTCCGTGCTTCACGGCGACGCGGAGACGCATGTTGTCTGCCTCCAGGGCGGTCAACTTCTTGTCCTTGTCGTCGGATCCCTGCGCCTTGGTTTCCGCCTCGGCGAGTCGTTTGCGCAGCGCAGCAGCTTCGGAGTTCACCTTGCGGATCTTCTCTCGCGCCTTATCTGCGTCGAACGCTTCCGGCTCATCCGGTGACGGATCCTGCACTTCCTCGGGAGCCTCCGGGGCGTCGGGAGTGTCAGGGGTCGGCTGATCGTCGGTCATTCGCCCTCCTGGGGCTTGTCGGGCCGCCACCAGGGCGGCAACGTGTCCCGCACAGGGCGGGAGGTCTAGTGAGAGTCGCGGAACAGGCCGGACTTGCGCATCTCAGCGAGGATCGTCTTCGCCGTCTCGCGTTGGCCTGCGTCACGGACGCGAGCGGCAGCATTGGCGTACTCGTCGACGTAACGTTCTTCCACGGCTGACGGCTTCCACGCTGTATACGCAGGTTCAGCCGTGCATCCGCAGTGGGCGTGGTACTGCAGACCGTCAGCAGACGCCGCAGACCGGTATACCGGGCCGCGGGATGCCAGCAGGGCGCAGAACGCGCAAGGGTTGCCATCTGTGACGCGCCGCCAGCCAATGGCCTTGCGGTCCCGGCCAGCGCTTGCAGCAATCGTCAGTCGCCCGCCCATCATTGCTTGACGGCGGACCATGCCTTCGTACTTGGTGAACGCGCGGGTGTACGCCTCTGCCGGGGCCATGCCGCCAGCGATGAGCTGCTTAATGCGCACCGGACCGGCAATACGGAGCGCATCAGGCGTGCCCTGCGGCGCAGCATACACAACAGGGCCAGTCCCGCCGATCTCGGCGTCGCGGAATGCTTGCATGTATGCCCCGGCGATTTGCTGCGATTCCTGCATTCGCCGGTTTGTCGCAAGGACACTCGTTGCGAGCCAGTACGGAAGAGACCCATCGAGGTCGCTAACGTCCAAGCGGGGCCACAGTAAGCGCGCCTCAGCAGCGGCTCTATTGCCGACCGCTATCTGAGCCGCCTGCTGCGCCCTCGTAAGCTGTTCACCCTCAGCCGTTGACGCCATTGGACTGAGTTTTCAACGCCGCCGCCAACTGCGCCTCAGCAGAAGGATTCTCCTGCTTGTACTCGAGCCACGCCTTAGCGATCTCAGGCGTCACGCCGGGGATACGATCCCACAGCAGCTCCACCGGGATGCCAAGAGAAGCAGCCATCTTGCCGAGCGCATCCGCAGCCTGGTTCATAGACCGCGACTGAAGGTCCGCCCAGTCTGTGCGGATAGTGAAGTCCGCGGCGTCTTCTTCGCGCCCCTCAATGTGCGCAGCGAGGCGGAGCAGCGTCTCGTTCGAGTCGCCAAAGCCGACCTTGCGTTCGTACACCTTGAGATCGGCCGAAGCGCGCGCCTCAGCGATCGCATCCGCCGACAGGTTCACAAGGTTGCCAGTGAGTGCGTGCGCCGGCGTCTGCGTGACAACGGCGAGGATCTTGATGTCCTCTTCGGTTGCCTTGATGAGCCCGTCAGGGTTCGTCTCATCAAGGGTTCCGAAGTTGACGCCATCTTCGCCAGTGAGAATGTCGCCCTGTCGGAGCAGCATCTTCACTCGGGCCTGTTCCGCCGGGTCTGTGGGCATGTCCAGGCCCGTTGCTGTGCGCACCTTCCACGAGTTGAAGTGCTGAACCAGCATCCGGTCATACGTGGTCTTGTTGATGCGCTCCGACACCTGCACATAGGGCTCAACCTCGCCCGGAGTGCGACCCTCAAGGTCGATCTGGTTGGAGTACCGCACCGCCGGCGCCACACCAACGTCATGCACGCGTTCCTCGATGTACGTAAGCCGACCGTTCTCGTTGCCGAGGTAGTAGACCGCCTCCTCATCGACCACCTGAAACAGGTCGCCCTTGTTCAGCAGGTAGTACATCGGGTACTCGTCGTCAATGACGTCGCCGTACACCGCGTACAGGTCACGCGGCGAACGTCCTCGCAGAACCGCACCAGTGTCACCAGGCATCGCCGTGGCGTAGCTGTACCCGTAGGCCAGCGCACCGCGGTAGATCGCCCGCTGACGGGAGAACATACGGTTACGGTTCCACGGCTCAGTCAGCGTCGTCGTGTCCGTCGAACGGGACGTGCGGAACGCCTCAGCAACAAGCTGCTGCGCGACCGTCGTCACCACCAGCGACAAGAAAGGCGTCTCACTGATCTTCGCGAGAGCCTTGTGCTCCTGATCGGCGTAAGACGGGATCTTGTCCCGCAGGCTTCCCGGCTCCCACCGATGCCACTTGTCGATCAGGTCAAGGCTCAGCTTTGTTTGCTGCCACCCGGGGATGAGCACATCGTTAGCGAGCTCGAGAACTGTTGCGCGGGGCATCACCATACGCGACCACCCCGCTTCTTACCAGAGTTCAACACCAAACGACGCACCATGCGCGCGCCGACCATGCACACCGCTAGGTCGATCTTGTTCTTCGACTCGCGCTTGTCCTTCGCGATCGACACATACCCCGCGACCGGATACCTCCGAGCGTTCAGCACATGCCGGCGCAACCGCGCGTCACCATCCCACGACAGATCACCCGCCTGAATGTCGGCAAGAGTGACACCAACCGCGGAAGCGAAATCACGAGTATTGGACCGGTCCGCCATATCGAACATGACCGCGTGCCCCTTGCTCGAGTTCTTCGACCCCGTGGCCCACACCCGATACTTCGACCGGTACGTCTGGTGCCACTTGTCAAAGAGAGAATCCCAGTAGCGATCCATCGTCTCGTCGTCGAGCGTGTGCGACGGGTCACCAAAGAACGCGACCACGTTGTACTTCTCGTGCACACCAGAGACAGCCGCGTCGACCTCTTCACGAGGCGCCAGCCACCCATCGCCGCGCTTGCCGGGGGGGCGCTGCCACATGTTCACCGTGAAAACGTGACCATCCGACAACCGACAACCGACCAACCCAGTCGCGTCATCCGACTTCGAACAGTCAAGAAACAGGACGACCTCATCACCCGACTCAAGAACCTTTTCAGTGTCCTTCAGCGGGTCGAACTCGTTCGGCTCAGTCCACGCATCCTCAGCAGCAGTGACCTGGTTGTACCACTTGCGCCGAGACTCCGACGGACTGTTCAACGGGTTCAGGATCGACTTGAGGATGCGACCCCGAGCGTCCAGCCACACCGAGTCACCCCGAACCGACTCGACAACATCAGGCGCCGCAGCAGCCGTCAACGGAGCCTCAGCAGGAGCTTCGAGCGAGTCGTACAACATTCCGTACGCCACCGCCGACGCATCCTCACCCTGAGTGTCGTCATAACCCTCACGCTGACGCTGCCCAACCGAATCCTCACCCGGACGGTACGCGTTGCAAATGTCGAGAATGCGAGCAGGAGTGCCAACCTCAGCCTTCGCCGCATTACCCTCCATTGCACCGGCCATGTCATGACCACCGTTGGACGAGTTCCAGTTCTGCGTCTCAGCACGGATGATGAGCTTCGGCCGGCCACCCTCAATCGCCAACGGCGACGCAGTCACAGCCTCGATCTGAGCCGTATCACCACGAGCCCACACATTCTGCTTGCCGATCTGGATACCAAAGTGCCGACGAGTCTCCGCCGGGATCAACCCCGGGAAGATCTTCATCGTGTTCTTCGTCTGATCCAGCGACACCGCGGCAATCTGAACCCACGCGTCCGTCACCTGACGACCAACCGGCTGACCATCCTTGCCCCACCCATCGAACTCGACAGGCCCAACAAGCGTGCTCGTCGACTCAACCGCAGCAAACGGATCCTTACCCCAACCCTTAAGCCGCTGCAACACCGCCGAATGCGACAGGTGCACACCAGACTCGTCGACCGCATGGAACCACAGCACAAAACGCGCCTGCTCCATCGTGTACTTCCACGGCTTACCACGATGCGTCAACCACTG